TATTCACAGGCCTGATGCGGTTCGTCCTTTTGGCCGCAGCCGAATCACGCGGTCGGGGATGTACTATCAGTTGTACGCTAAACGCACGCTTGAACGTGCCGACATCACCGCAGAGTTCTATAGTTATCCACAAAAATACATTCTGGGTATGGATCCGGATGCCGAACAGATGGATACCTGGAAAGCGACTGTTTCGTCGTTGCTTAGAATCGACAAAGATGATGAGGGTGGTCATCCGGTAGTCGGTCAGTTTACCACCGCTAGCATGTCGCCGTTTACCGAGCAGCTTAAAACTGCCGCCGCCGGATTTGCGGGCGAAATGGGACTGACGTTAGATGATCTGGGCTTTGCGTCTGACAACCCTGCTTCGGTCGAAGCCATTAAAGCAAGCCACGAAAACCTAAGATTGGCCGGCAGAAAAGCGCAACGATCATTTGGCAGTGGATTGCTTAACGTGGCTTACGTGTCAGCTTGTTTGAGAGACGGGTACCATTATCTGCGCAAACAATTTGTCAATACTACGGTTAAGTGGGAGCCGTTGTTTGAACCTGATGCAAATACGTTGACATTGATTGGTGATGGCGCAATTAAACTCAATCAAGCATTGCCGGGCTATGTGACCGGCGAAACGATCCGTGATCTGACCGGTGTAGCCGGCAACCCTTCTGCTGCGCCTGCTGAAAGCGAGGCGGCGAGTGATGAATGATGATGTTTTGCCAGAGCTGCTCAAGGAAGTTCAGGCGAATTTTGAGGCTGAGTTTGGAAAAAGCAAGGTCGTTGAAGATGCTTTTAAATTGTTGAAAGCCAAAAAGGCGACCTATTTTACCGCAAACGATTTTGCAATCGAAGTTGGCGAAATACTCGCACGAGCGCTGAAATCGGTAGTGACGGCGGATCGATTGCCGGATGGCAAGATGTATTACAACATTGCAAAGCGTTTGTTGGAGCCGGTTTTAGGTAACAACTACAAGACCGTTGCTGATTATGCGGTCAAAGTGCAGTCTGATCTAAACAAGAAAGCAAAAATCGGTTTGAATGCAAAAAAACCTGTCTTAAATCAAGACAGAATTGACGGTTTTATCAATCGATTATCTTCTGAAGACGATTTTAGCAAAGCGCAACGGCTGCTTGACGAACCAGTGGTCAATTTCACGCAAGCTGTTATTGACGATACCATCAAAATCAATGCTGAATTCCAGTATAGTGCCGGGCTCAATCCGACCATTGAACGGCGCACTTCTGGCCGGTGCTGCAAGTGGTGCGAAAGTTTATCGGGAACATACAACTATCCGCATGTCCCCGAGGATTTCTATCACCGTCACCAACGATGCCGATGCACTATTGAATATGATCCAAAGACTGGCAGAAGACAAAATTCATGGTCGAAGAAGTGGTACCGGTCAGATCATTCTGAACTTGAACGGCGTCGCAAAATGAATATTGATATTCGGGATAACAACAGGAAAAGCGACATTCTGGAATACAGGAAAATCGTTGATGTTTTAGGGGTAGAAAAATCACCCATTTCGTTGGCTGAATTTCAAGATTTGAAGTATAATGATGTTGAAAAGTACAAGGAGTTAAAAGACCGTGCTGTTTGGAGTGAAGCTAAGTTTCCAAGCGAAAAATCTTTAAATGGGCATTTTAAATCTCACGGAGATGAATTCACAAATATTTCTAAAGAACAATATCAGAAAGCAGCTGCTAGCCTCTTAGCCGAGCCAGTCTCTGAAGATATTTTAGGGTATGACACTGAATTCAGACGAGTTCGATATGATCATAAAAATAATATATATGCTTTAGGTAATCCTAAGACAAAGAGAATTACTACTATGTTTAGGCCTAAAGAAGGAAAGGAGTATTACGATGGCGAAGTTTCAAAAGACCTGGGAAATTGATGGTGAACTATGGCTTAACTGCCCGGTTTGTGGAGCAGAGGTAAGAGACTACGATATTTGTGATAGATGCGGTTGGCAAAATACCGGCGAAACGAATATCGATGGTGGCCCCAATAAAATGACACTGGCAGAAGCAAAAGAAGCTTATGCTAAGGGTGAGCCGATTAAATAGAAGCACTTAACTGGTTTTGAGGTTAGGTGCTTTTCTTATGCTTTGAAAGGAGTTAGAAAGTGAAGTACAGAAAGAAACCAGTTGTGGTTGAGGCGGTTCAGTTTACAGATACCGAAGAATCAATTTCAAAATTATCAAAACTTGGGCTAGATCCAGTCCAAATTGATTATGCTGACGCAGGTAACCCAATTTTAAAAATAAAAACCCTTGAAGGATTGATGATTGCGGCAGAAGGCGACTATATCATCAAAGGGATTCAAGGCGAGTTTTATCCATGCAAACCTGATGTTTTTGCAGAAACGTATGAAAAAACGGAGGAATAAAAATGTTAGAAAAAGCAAAACAATTGGCATCACAAGAATTTTCGCGACTTTCAGGTCGTGAAATTAAAGTAGAGGAATGCTTTATCGTCTGGTTTAGTAAAACCTTGCAGAATTGGAAGGCCCTTGTCAGCACGAATGCAATTTCATCAAACGAGAAGTGCGGTGACTATGCAGAAATTACTCATAACGGCGATAAGAAAGAAACTTATGTAGATGTATATGCAAAAGTTTCCAATCGCGTTATCAAAGATTAGGAGGTGATCCGATACCTCCCAGCGATAGGGTTATCATGCGATTACAGATTGAAAGGAAAAATGTTATGGTCGAAAAAGAAAAACGGCTTGGCAATCAGGATCCTACTCAATCGGTAATTCTTCCATTTTCTAAATCCTTATCTGATGAAGCAATTGCGATTTACGAAAAAACCGGTCTGCAAAGCTACCCTTGGCAAAAAAATCTTGTCAAAGATATTATGGCGGTCGATGAGGACAGTTTGTGGGTTCATCAAAAGTTTGGCTACTCTATTCCGCGTCGTAACGGCAAAACGGAAATCATATACATTCTTGAACTTTGGGGACTTAAGCACGGGCTTAACATGCTGCATACGGCGCACAGAATCAGCACTTCTCATTCATCTTTTGAGAAGGTCAAGAAATATCTTGAAAAGATGGGGTTGGCTGATGGCGAGGATTTCAACTCAATCAGAGCAAAAGGTCAAGAACGCATTGAACTGTATGAAACAGGCGGAGTGGTTCAATTCCGCACCAGAACTTCTAACGGTGGTCTCGGCGAAGGCTTTGATTTGCTGATCATCGACGAAGCTCAGGAATACACCACGGAGCAAGAATCGGCGCTCAAGTATACTGTTACCGACAGTGAAAATCCGATGACCGTGATGTGTGGTACACCGCCTACGCCCGTTTCAAGCGGTACCGTGTTCACAAAATACCGTGAAACTTGCCTTTTCGGTAAAGCCAAATACTCTGGCTGGGCAGAGTGGTCGGTATCTGAGGAAAAGGAAATCGACGACATCGATGCATGGTACAATTCAAATCCGTCGCTCGGGTTTCACTTGACCGAACGCAAAATCGAAGCCGAACTGGGCGAAGACAAGCTTGATCATAACGTTCAGCGTTTGGGCTTCTGGCCATCGTACAATCAGAAATCTGCAATTGCAGCAACCGAATGGGATGCACTAAAAGTTGACAGTTTGCCAACCTTCCAAGGTAAACTTTTTGCCGGTGTCAAATATGGTCAAGACGGGGCAAACGCTGCGTTGAGCATTGCGGTACATACCGCAGACAAGCGGGTGTTTGTCGAAACCATCGACTGTCAGTCTGTTAGGAATGGCAATCAATGGATCGTTAATTTCCTGAAATCCGCTGATGTGGAGCAAATCGTGATTGATGGGGCTAGCCGTCAGAAGATTCTGGCCGACGAACTCAAAGACTATCACGTCAAAAACGTGGTATTGCCGACCGTCAAGGAAATCATCACGGCCAACTCGATGTGGGAACAGGCGATTTATCAGAAAACGCTATGCCATGCGGGACAGGCTTCACTTAGAAAAGTTGCGACAAACTGTGACAAGCGTAACATCGGGTCAAGCGGCGGTTTCGGTTATCGATCGCAATTTAACGATATGGATATTAGTTTGATGGATAGCGCTCTGCTTGCGCATTGGGCTTGCGCAACACTCAAGCCTAAGAAAAAGCAGAAAATAAGCTATTAAATGCACTGAAACAGTGCTTTTTTTATGCTCAAAAATTACCGAACGCACGGGAAATGCGGAGAAAGGAGACATTTTGAATGTCAGAATTTAAAACAATCGAAACGCAAGAAGAACTGGATCGCATTGTAAAAGAGCGTTTAGCTCGTCAGAAAGAGAAATACGCGGATTACGATGCACTGAAATCACGCGTGAAGGAATTGGAAGATGAAAACGCAGAACTGCATACTGCTGCTGATGTTTCTGCTAAAGATAAAACCGCGCAGGAAAGCCAAATTGCCGAATTGCAATCCAAAATTTCCGACTATGAAACGGAAAAGACGAGAACACGCGTGGCTCTGCAATATGGTTTGCCCCTCGACCTGGCCAGTCGTTTGCGCGGAGATGATGAAGAAGCATTGAAACAGGATGCGGAAAATTTGGCGGGGCTCATGCACGCAAATGAGCCAAAAGCTCCGCTAAAATCAACGGAGCCGACAGTAACTGATGATAAAGGCTGGGCGCAGATGACGCGCCAGCTTACAGAACATTAATTTAAAAGGAGATTGATATTATGGTTGACACATTAAAAGGCGGTACAACTTTTTC